GGCCACCTTCTGTCTCGGGTCCACTGGTAATTATAATCCCCACCAGTATAGGAACACCACTGTTGCGTTAGTCGCCTCTTACGACACGTGCCTTACTCGGTATAGGTATTCTAACGCCGCCAATACACGGCCGTGGTTTAAGCACAACCAAAGCATTCAAGAATGCGCAGCAACAACGCATTTGTTTGTTCCTGCCTCAAGACAACTGTTGAGAGTCTCGAGTTGGTTATGCCCGTGTTGTACACGATTCGATCTGTCAAGACTCGCTGATCATCCATCTTCGAACTGATCAGCTTCTTGAAAGACTCCAACTCTGCCACCACTGCTGTTGTTGATGCAGCAATGGCTGTAGTTGTGAGGGCTGTTGATGCAGTGATGAACCCATCAAGATCAGCTGTCATGGCCGTCAGTGCGAGATCCAAGTCAGCACCGAGGGCCACGATGGCGCCATCAATAGCAATTGTTTGAGCGCCAAGCTCCTCAATGATTCCGGCCAACTCCCACCACAAGGAGTTTGAGTCGGAATGTGCCTGGGCAGCATGGGTGCCTAGGTCGTGTCGGATAGCTTGAGCATTTCTATCCTGTGCTTCGATGATCTGATTGACTCCTCGAGAGTCAATCTCTGCGAGAACATCGAGGGTTGTCGGACACAGTCCAGTCGTGTGTGGACACGAAACCCCAAGATATTGGTTGAAAGTAACCGCCAGATATCTCCGGGTGCCGCCACACTTTCAAACACGGAATCCTCGCTTATTTGATGCCATGTAGAAGTGGGTTGTCCAGCATACGATGTGAACGAGTGATATCCCTCCCCAGTTCTGACCAGCTTGAAATACCGGTGCAGTACACGAGTATTTCCAACAGTGTTGATCACTGGTGCTGGCAGCTGGAATATGAAGTACGAGTTGGCTGGAACTGTGTGCAGTTCAGGAAACCCAGCCAATCCTTCGCTCCACGGCAATTCAGCGTCACCATCATTGATGGGATATGCTGAGATGTTGTTGGCCACTATGGGCCACATCACCGTGTATGGGTGGACATTTCCAGTAGCATCTGCGTAAATAGCCGGATGACTGAAATGTACTCCCCACTTGAGTGTAACACTCAAAGATATCTCCTCAGTGGGCGGAGAATCCACCAGCAACACGAAAACGTGGTCTTCGTAAAGCCTGGGATCATTGCCCACTATGGTGTACTTCAGTTGGGATAGAGACTTTGCTCTTATAGCCTTGGACTGCCATGCTTTGACAGACGTGGCTCCCTCCAAGGCCAATACCTGAGCGATCGCTTCAGGACCTCCTGGCACGGCATACATGGGGTCGGGCGAAGTGGCCATGACGTATCCGCCACCAACCATTGTGTTGGTTTTGGAAACCACGTCCCATACAGCATGCTTGAGCTTCCAATTGCTGAAGCTTCTGCCAACATTTCTCAGAGTTTGGGTCAGTCCCACGTTGAACGATTGCGCGAACACCACTGTTCCAGATGGTGTTCCAGCAGGGATTGTGACCACTTGTATCTGATCAGTTCCGGTCTTGTATATACCATTACTGGTATTGGTGACCGTGGCCGGAGTATTCACCGGTGCTCCACGAGTGGAGCGTCGGGGGGCGGAGACGATCCGCTTATTGCGCTTACGCACAGTAGTTGCTTGTCGTTGAGGCATAACAACACTGTCGGAGTACCATGTCAACCATTGACTTCATCATGGCAGAGTCAATGTTGAAAGTGGTTTGCCAATTGATGGTGGAGTAGTGGGTGGCACGCTCAACATCCTTTGTCCAGCCCACGGCATGTCGATATTCACGTAGATGGCTCCGGAATTTACCTCCTTTGCCTCTCTTGATGAATCCTTCAGCCATGGCTTGCATGAATGGATCAAATGGATTGGAGTGCAACTCACCAACTCCGAGGGTATAGAACCAGTCGGAGTCTTTTCCATGGGTGAGCCTGTAAGCCATTCTAGACAAACTCCTGATGGGGTCTCTCATCATGACCCAGCCCTTTTCCGTATGTACTGGCCGGGATTGGCAGTATTCAAGGTCAGTGAACTCTTGAACAACGCTGACCTTGCTGTTGACCCCCACTTCTTCCCACGAGTGGGCAGGTTCCACCAGATCTGAAAAGATGACACTATCGTCACCATTCACTATGATGATGGAATCGGGGTACTGATACCGCAGCATGATGTAGTTGATAACACTATTTCCCAAAGAGGTGTTTGCATCACCACTCATTCTAACACCCTTACACTTGGCTTTGACCCCATTTCTGCTAACGATCTTATTTTCAAGTTGCAGTGTGATGAGGTCATACAAAGAGGAGTCATTTTGGCTCATCTTTTGATACCACTTTCGTTCCAGTTTAATGTGTTCCACATTAATTGAACCATCGTAAGCTGAATGGTCCACCAAATGAATGTATTTCTTGCCCGCGAGAGTGTACGCTTGGTTGAGCATCTGGCCCAGATCCATAGCGTTTCGACCCTTGCTCATAAATGGAACGCCGCCGTTGTCTGGTAGCGGCCAATGTGCCAAAAGTTTTTCTATAGGCACGGTCCATTTGGCAAGTTGGGCTGTGAAGATTGAATTTCGGTAATTGATGCAACGTGGTTTGGGCTTTTCAATAGCCATTTTCTCGTTTTTGATAAAACAACTGACACGTGCATGAATTTTACCCTCGAAAGGAACCTTCAGTCCGCTTGCGTATCTCTTCTTCATTCGCGGCGGTCTAGATGCAATCAACTCCTCATCTGACATTGGTTCAATGGATGGTAAATCCAATTTTGCAATGAATTGATGAGCCCATTTGACAAAATCCTTGGAGCACCCCAGCTGTTCTATGACGTGTCTTTCTTTCAATCCACGATATTCATTACTGGAGCAACTCTGGAATATGTGTTGTTGCTCCATCAGTGGGTGTCCATGGTAATGTCTGGTCAACATTCTTGTGTGCCTGCATGGTTTGGCACCTGTGGTCATTATCTGGAACGTTGAACCTTTAACCGTGTTCATGGGTAATGGAACACAGGTTGCAGGTTCTATTTTCGGAGGACATGGTAGAAGGAGTTTAAAAGACCCGTAGCCTTTCGCTCCTTGCGGCGACTGAGATGCACAGCTGCATTGACCTCGGATTTAGTCACCTGCAAAGCCTTTGCCAACACGACTGGGATGCATTCAGGATCAACTTTGTGTTCCCGGCATGATCGTATGGCAGCATTGCGAGCAATGCTCATGGTTGCTTCATCCCTAGGGGCCATCGCCACCATCCTTCTGACATCGTCATATACTGGTTTGCAGTTTTTAGCGATATCATAGTCAGCACGGATGCTAAACACTCCCCGTAAGCTGGAGGTTGCTGACATGCAGTAGGATCGGAAGGTGCCCAACACCTTTGTTCTGTTAAGCGAGATCCCTGGCGCAATAGGCTCTACTGTTTCTTTGTAGGGCTTGTTTTGCGCATCGCCTTGTTGAGGCGCTGCTGGTTGGCTATCTTTCCCAAGATTAGCGCCAGTCTCAGGCGCTGCTCTTGGGTTTTGTTCATCGCTGCTAGCCACGCGATGTCCAGGTATTCCAGGCGAGGGTTCTTCATCAGTGCTGGTACTTCTACCCACACCCCGGCTCCCTCTCCTGGTATGTAGAGGTGGGGTGACAGGCGTAGATTCCGCACAAACCGAAAATCCTCTTTTGTGGGAGGATTTCCGCTCACCTGTGGGCTGTTGTATGCTTTGCGCATAGCCAGCACATCCGATTGTCCATTGTTGTCTTCGACAATCGCTCTTATCACGCGCTTATTGGCGCGTGGTGCCAAGGAGTCCCTGGATTTCCTTGGTTGGGGCTGTCCGAAGGTGCCTGCCAACTGTTGGTTGACCAATTTCTTGGTGTTGGCGGGTGGTGACAACTTACGATGTTCCTGTATCGTTGCCAACTTCGGCTTAACTTGGGTCTTCTTCGAGACCACAGCCTTACTTGGCCCAGGCCTAGCTCTTGGCATCGGAATGGGCTTTGCAGCATTGAATATGCTACGGGGGGTTGGGAGGGGTTTCTTAAAGCTCTTGCTTTGTAGGCGCTCCTCCACTGCCCGTGCATACGCTTGCTTGGCCATCTTTGGAGCGGCTAGGTTGTGTTTAACAACTTTTGCCGCCTTGGCCTTTTGTTTGGATGAGCACGTGCCCAACGTCAGCAGGTCCGTGAAGTGCCCGCATCGTAAGCAGTGCCCAAGATCGCCAAACACAAGCATGCCAGGTTGCATGCATGTGTTGCACAACGGACGCTTTTGTGGCGCGGCCGCTGGTTGGCGAACTGGTGATTTAGCGGGGAGACTTGAACGCAGAATTTTTCCCCACTTATGGCGGCAAGTTTTACACTGCCTCACCTCCTTGCCATTTGCCAATTGGTGGTGGTACTTGGCTTCACCACACTTGGGACATTCATTAGGAAACACCCAAGATTTAGCCGCAAGATTGCGCAGCTGTTGATCAACGTTATGTGTCACGATGACGCAGAATCGTTGTCCCGGCTGTCCACGCAATCTACGGTGGCAGCTAGCACAGTTATGAGCTGTACCCTTCAATCTATTTCCAACATTAGACATGATGTGATAGATGATCCTTTGATTATATTTTGGTTGTGAT